AGCACAATGCCCGATGGATATGAAGTCGGCAATGTTAATCAACCACAGCCATTGGAAGTCGGTGCCGGTAAATACCTTACGGCCGATTTACAAATAAGCACCTACTACACCAACTAAGGAGAAACAAAAATGAGTACTGTTATCATTACCGGCAGAGATGTCTCATTTACGCTTGACACAAAGGCGTACGATGCACAGACAACATCGGCCACACTTTCAGCCGAAACAATCATTGAGACCTATCAAACATTAGACGGCCGCGCTTATAAATCGGTCGATAAGCAATGGACATTCACCATTGAACTTTTGCAGGATTGGGGTTCAACAGCTGCTCAAGGTTCATTGTTTGAAAACATGTGGACAAACGCTGAGCAGAATCCAAACACGACTGTTGCTGTTTCATTCACAGCTGTTACAGGCGCGGTTTTCACATTTAATGTTTTGCCAATTTTCCCAACAGCCGGCGGTGCAGCTCCAGGCGCATTGACTGACACATGGGCTTTGACAGTAGTTGGACAACCATCAGAAACATTCAGCTAAAAAACGAATCGGGAGCAAACAAATGAAACTAGCAATCACAATTGAATACACATCAGGTGACAGCGCAACACATGTTGCGTTGCCGCCTGAGTGGATGAAATGGGAACAAAAAACCGGAAACACAATTCAACAGGTACAAGATAAGCTTGGAATTGCTGATTTGATGTTTTTGGCGTATCACGCAATGAAAAGAGAATCAGGCGGAAAACCTGTAAAACCTTTTGAGGCGTGGTGTGAAACAGTCACCGACATTAATGTGGGAGAGACTGATACCCCAAAAGTTACAAACCCGGAAGCATAAATCGTGCAATTTGGGAACTTTCAATTGCAACCGGTTTGCCGCGTTCAGAGTTTAAAACATTTGAGGATATAGCAACAGCATTTGAGATTTTGGAGAAGCGCAATGGCAAATGAGTCAATTACATATGACAAAAGCGATTTGCGCGGAATTTTGCAAGCTTTCAAAGGTATGGATGCGGCCGCTGTCGAACAGGCAAAAGGTGTGTCAAATGGATTGGCAACTTATGTGCAATCAAAAATCAAAGGCGCGGCAAGTGGCCGGCCAAATAAAGCTGCCAGCCGTGTTGCCGATGGATCGCGCGTGAGTAAATCATCAAAAATTGGTGAATTATCATTCGGCTTTGTTTCGCAAAAATTCAGCGGTGGAGGTACGACTCAACAGCTTTGGGGCGGTTACGAATTCGGATCAAATAAATTCAAGCAATTTCCGGTTTGGTCAGGAAGTGGGCCGCGCGGCGGATCGGCTGGATACTTTATCTATCCAACATTGCGTGCCGAACAGCCTCACATCATCGCTCAATGGGAAAATGCTTTCACAAAGATTTTGAAGGAGTGGTGATGGCTGGTCAATCAAGAACGCTTAAATTATCGATTTTGGCCGATGTTGATCAGCTAAGAAAAAATCTCAACACCGGATCAAATGAGGTTGAAGGATTTGGCTCAAAGCTTGGTGGATTTGCCAAAAAAGCCGGTGCAGCTTTTGCCGTAGCCGGTGCAGCTGCCGCAGCTTACGCAGGCACATTACTTGTTGATGGTGTTAAATCTGCCATCGAGGATGAAGCAGCCCAAGCCAAATTGGCAACAACACTCAAAAATGTCACGGGTGCTACAAATAACCAGATCAAAGCTGTTGAGGATTACATAACACAAACAGCATTGGCCAACGGCATTACCGATGACCAATTAAGACCATCGCTGGATCGGTTGATTCGCTCGACAAAAGATGCGACCAAAGCACAGGAATTGCAATCATTGGCTTTGGACATTGCCGCAGGTACAGGCAAAGACCTTTCAGCCGTTTCTGAGGCATTGGGTAAAGCCTACGATGGCAATTTAGGAGCATTGAAGCGTTTAGGTGTTGGCATTGATGATTCAATTATTAAATCAAAAGATTTTGATGCAGCAGCCGCAGCACTAGCCGACACTTTTGGAGGTCAAGCTTCACAACAAGCTGAGACATTTCAAGGCAAAATGGCACGGCTCACGGTGGCATTTGATGAAGCAAAAGAAACTGTTGGATCGTATGTGCTTGATGCACTCACACCATTGTTGTCTGGATTTGTGGACAAAGGCATCCCGGCAATCCAAGATTTTGCCAAAAATTTGGGTGAAACATTGGGGCCAGCATTTGCCGAAATTTTTACGTTTATTCGAGATGAACTTTTGCCGATTTTGGAGCAATGGTGGGGATTCTTAATTAATGAGGTTGTGCCTCTTATTGGCACAATTTTAAAACCTGTGTTGCAAGGATTAAAAAGCGCATTTGATACAATCAAAAAAGCTTTACAAGATAACAATGCAGAATTGAAACCTTTTTTTGACTTTTTAAAAAACATTTGGGAATTCATCAAAACTTATCTGGCACCTTTATTGGGTGGGGCTTTCAAAAAAGCTTTAGAAGTTATCGGCACATTGGTTGGTGGTTTGGTAAGTGGTTTTGCAGATTTGGTTAGTTTCATTGATAGAGTGATCAGAGGTCTTAAAACAATTATTGATTTGGTTCTTAAAAATCCAATTTTTGCCGGAATTGGCAATTTATTCGAAATGGCATTTGGAGGTCCACGCGCAAATGGTGGGCCGGTTTCAACTGGTACCTCATACCTTGTTGGAGAAAATGGGCCTGAATTATTTGTGCCAAATTCAAATGGATCAATTGTGCCAAACAGCCGTATGGGCGGTACAACTGTGAATATAAATGTAAGCGGTGCGATTGATCCAATTGGCGTTGCACGACAAATTGCCAATGTTTTAAATACTGAGGCAACCTTGAGCGGCACATTTAATAATTTGGGTGGATCACGATTGGTTGCCCAAACATGACATGGACACCCAATCCAACTGTGACGATTGATGGCATTGATTTCACAGGTGAGTCTTTGTGGAATGTCTCGGTGGCATTTGGTCGCACAACCATTTGGGAGCAATCCCGTGCAGGTTATGCCACAATAAACATTTTGAACGCAAACAATCAAGACTTTGGATTCGATATGAATCACAGCGTTGTGATTACTGTTGAAAACTCAGTCGGTACGCCTGTCACATTGTTCACCGGCAAAATTTCAAATGTTTCCAATCGAGTACAATCAGCCGGCAGCACATCATTGGTTGCGGTTCAAACTATTTCTGCTTTTTCCACATTTGCCACAATGGCTCGAAAAGTCATTGGTGACACAAATTGGCCAAAAGAATATGATGATGATCGCATGACCCGCATTTTTACTGATGCCGGTGTAACAATCGATACTGTGGATACCCCACCGGTTTATGAATTTACAGCGAGAAGTGCCAGCCCATTGGATGCCTACTCTTTGGCGGCTACTTACGCCACACAGGCATTTGGCTACATTTATGAAACACCATCGGGCAGCGTGGGATTTGCTAACGAATCTAGGCGATTTTTATCAGCTAACGCAAACGGCTATTTCAACATTCCACCAGATTACATTCTTTTTAATAGTGTTCAAAGCCAAAAAACATTGTCAGACATTATGAATTCAATCATTTTAAGCTATAAAGCCAATGCCCAAAAAACAGCATCGGATGCCATATCGATTGCCAACTATGGCGGGGTAGCCGGGTCTGTGGCAACTGAATTGGAAACAGCCACGGATGCTCAGACTCAGGCCGACCGGTACATCACCTTGAGAGCTTATCCCCGCACATCATTGTCATCGTTCACAATTCAGCTTGATTCGGCAAATGTTACAAGCGCGGATTTGGATGAATTTCTCGCCATTTCAATGGACACAGCTATCGAAATTGACAACTTGCCATTGGCGATTAAAAACACAACTTACCGGGCTTTTGTGGAAGGCTGGATTTTCAGCTTTAACAATGTTCAAATGAGCCTGACTTTTGACACGTCGGATGTTTCTTATTCAGTTACGCCGACACGCTGGCAGGATGTTGATCCGGCATTGATCTGGAATGATGTTGATCCGGCGGTAACATGGGATACCTTTGATGATTTCTACTAAGGAGACAAATTATGGCCAATACGCCCAATTATAACTGGACTACGCCTGATAACACGGGGTATGTCAAAAATGGTGCGCTCGACATGAGAACTCTTGGCAATGAAATCGATGCAACAACTTACTCAATCCAGCTGACTGTCGATGCGATAATCAGTCCGTTTCTCTTGATGGGAGCTTAAAAATGGCAACAACCTATAAAGTGCTCGGTCAGGCCGCGCCGGCTGCCACGACTGAGACTGATTTGTACACAGTACCGGCATCGACTATGACAGTCGTTTCAACCATTTCAATCGCCAACAGAGCAGCAACCGATGCAACCTTTCGCATTTCGATTTCAGTAAATGGTGCTGCAACAGCTACAAAAGATTATATGGCTTATGATTTATCCGTGGCCGGTAATGGTTACGTTGCTTTTACGATTGGAGCAACAATGGATTCAACAGACAAAATCCGGGTTTATGCATCATCGGCAAATCTGTCTTTTGCTGTATTTGGAAGCGAGATTGCATAATGGCATTTACACGAATTCCCGGGCCAACAAATAGAGTCACAGATTTTACTTCATCCGGCACTTGGGTTTGCCCGAGCGGTGTTTATTCAGCTGAGTTTATGGTGGTGGGCGCAGGTGGCGGTGGTGGTGGCACATCAGTATCCAGCGCAACTTTTTACGCAGCCGGCGCGGGTGGTGGCGGCGGTGCTGTCAAAAAAATTAAATTGACAACAATCCCGGGTGCTTCATACACAATGACGATTGGTGCGAAAGGCACAGGATCAAGCGCAGCTGTCGGCGGTAATGGTGGTTATTCAGAAATCGTTTATAGCGGTACTACATTGGTTCGCTCATTTGGCGGTCAAGGTGGAGGAGCTTGTATCTCAGATGCTGCGACATTACCAACAGCTTCACGGACGATAGCAGGCGCAGGTGGAGAAGGTTCTGCTGGTTCAACTGCCGAAAAGCTTGGCGCAGGTGGCGGTGGTGCAGGTACTTCTGCAAGCGCAGCTCCAAATTCAACAAACTCTCGAAATTATGGATCTGAAGGTACACCGGCAAATAGCGCAGTAACAACTGCTGCAACAAGTTTTAACAGTTTTGGCACCGGTGGCGTTGATGGTTATGGTGCCGGCGGAAGTGGCGGAATGGCTCTCACAACCGCGATTACTCGCAATTCTGCAGGCGCATCTTATTTTGCAGGATTGGGGGCACTTGTAACAGCCACAGGCGCAACAAATGGAGCAGCCGCCGTTGCTAATACAGGTTGCGGCGGTGGTGGCGGAGCATCACATACTTCAACAACATCAACATCCGGCGGTAACGGCGCAGACGGACTAATCAGAATTGAGTATTTTGCATGAGAATCGCAATTATTGAAAACGATGAAATTGTAAATGTAATTGTTGCGGATGAATTGCCTGAGAATGGTATTGAATGTCCAGAAACAGTTTGTGTTGGCTGGACTTACACCGAAGGCGAATTTGTAGCACCTCCAATTGTTTATGCCCAGGAATCAACTGAATGACATTTCCACAAGGCACATTGCCGCGTTTGATTCAGGTTGCACTCGCTGAGGTCGGTACGGCCGAAACCGGCAACAACGAAACAAAGTATGGCAAATTTATGAAAGCCGATAAATTGCCATGGTGCGGAAGTTTCTTGAATTGGTGCTCGTCCGAGGCTGGGGTCAAGGTGCCAAATGTTGTCAGCACAAGAGCTGGAGCTGAGGCATTTAAGAAAAACAAACAATGGCACACGGAGCCCAAAATTGGTGATTTTGTTTTTTTTGATTTTATTGTCGATGACAAAACGACTATCAATCACATTGGCTTAGTCATCCGGGTTTCAGAAAAACAGATTGTGACCATTGAAGGCAACACATCCGGCGGTGGAGATCAGCGCAATGGTGGAGAAGTCATGGTCAAGTCAAGAACTTTGGGAGCAAGGTCATTTGTGGTCGGTTATGGCCGACCAACTTATGACTCGTTTTCCGGTGATTTACCGGATCGACCAAAAGGAGAAAAATAATGGAGCAAGCAAAAGCAATCGCGGCCTCATGGGCTCGCTCTTATATCGCAGCTGCATTGGCCGTCTACATGGCCGGTGGAGACATTCAGGCAATGGCAATGGGTGGCGTGGCAGCTGTCGTGCCTGTCATTTTGCGCTGGCTCAATCCAGCTGACAAAGCTTTCGGATCAACGGGGAAATGATTCGGAAACTACGCGCGGCGGGCTTGCTCTTGATCCTTTCATCAAGCCTTGCCGGGTGTGGTTATGATGGTTGGGTACGCTATCCGTGCCAATTGCACGAAAATTGGGAAAACAAAGAATGTCAAAAACCCCAATGCAAGGTCACGGGAATCTGTACGGAGGATTTGATAGGCGATGGCTTCAAAAAATAAAGACAGATTAAGTCAAGAGGAAATCAAAGCGCGATTGATGTTTTTGATTGGCGCGGTTTTGTCATTTGTTTTTCTTATCGTGACTTTAGGCATTACTTACGCATTGATCTTTGTAACACAGCCAATCGGCAATCAAGCTCCTAATGATGCAGCTTTCATCGATCTGCTCAAGACTTTGGCAATTTTTCTGACCGGCTCATTGGGTGGGGTTTTAGCATCCAACGGCCTTAAAGACAAAACAAAATCAGAATACGAAAAAACAATGGAACGCCGTTTAGGTGGTAGCGACACGCCGTAATTTGAGCGTGATTGTTGCATTTGTCAGCGTATTGCCTCACTCTATTGGTGGGAGCGAAGCACAGTAGTTCCCGAATCGGGAGCAAGACAATGAATGAAGCATCAATTGTGATCATGTGTTTGATCG